TTAAAATTCCGCTTTTTGACTTGTCAAGTGTTTTTTACACTTCTTGCACAAAAAAAGAGCCCTACCTATTTATAGGTAAGACTCATAAATTTAAGAATTGTCTTAACTTAATGACATTGGAATTTATCCCCGGGCTTCTTATTTTAAAGCAGTCTATTTACTTCTTTTTGTACTTCGTTGTAGTTATATCCCGCTGATTCAAGCTTTTTCTTACGGTCGGAACCATTGCCCCACTTACCTGCAATGACCTCTTTAGCGATAGTTGTCACGCTTTTCTTATTCAAGGAATTAACGGCCGCCTGTACTTCGTTGTAGTTGTATCCAGCAGCAGTCAATTTATTTTTACGGTCTGCACCGTTGCCCCACTTACCAGCAAGCACCTCTTTTACAATTTCACTCACTGATTTAAGAGTAGGCTTATTACATAAAGCATTAACTGCTTTTTGCACTTCATCGTAGTTATACCCAGCGGCCTCTAATTTTGCTTTACGGTCCGAACCATTACCCCATGAACCAGCTAACACTTCTTTAGCAATTTCTGAAACTGATTTTTTAGCAGGGGCGGAAGCTGTACCGCTTAAGATTTCATTTACACGTTTCTGTACTGCGTCATAATTTGAACCAAGCGCATTTTTACGTGCGTCACCTGATCCGAACTCTCCAGCGATAACACGTCTTGCCAATGCGTCGATTGTTCCTGATACAGTAGAATTTGAACCACCGCTTGGCGCTGTATTGTTGCTATACTTTGGAACAATGAACCCTCTAATATATCTGCCGTTTACAGATAATTCACGGCGGGCAACTTTTTCTCCATTATTGCCTTCAATAACATGAATAATTCCGCCGGATGTGTACTCAACAACGCCGACATGATCTGGATTTCCTGTATTGTCACCAATGCCTGAATCCTGCCAGTCGTAAAGAATAATATCTCCACCTTGTGGAACATAACTATCGTTTTCAACCCAGATTCCTTTAGCTTTTGCGCCTTCGATCATATAATGGCATGATACCTCAAGCGGAACCGCGTTTGTATTACCAGTTGCAATAGCGGCGGCGCTAACAGTACCAGCGCACCACTCATCGGAATACTGTAATTTGTAACCTCTTGCCCTTGGTGTGTGTGAATTGTAAATATCGATGATCTCTCTGAATGATCCGTCTACCTCATTCTTTCCGATCCAGGATTGCATTTTCGCAATCATTGCTTGTCTACTTCCCATAATATCCTCTCCTTCTACGCTTTCTGTGCTGTCATATGATGTAAGATTGTAAATCTTAATAATTTGCATAAGGCTATCAACGTATGTAGAACTTGTGGCATATCCATCATTTTTAATAGTCTCAATGTATTTTTGAGGGTTTACAATTCCTTTCAAATTTTCATATCTTGAAAGCTGGATAAACTCAAAGTACCCCTTAACCCCGTTTTCCATGTTGTCATATACACGAAAGTTATCTTTAATAGTCGCAAGAGTGCCCGCCGTGTACTCTTCTTGCGTTGTCATATTAACGCTGGGGCCTGTCCACTTTGTGCCACACTTCATACCAAAATAATTGTGATAGTCGGTGGCAAGTCTACTCTTGCCCCATCCACTCTCTAAAATCGCCTGGGCGATAATAGGGCTGTGCACACTAATTCCGTATGAACCAGCATATTTTTGTACATACTTTGCGATATCGTCAACGAATTTCTGTTTGTCTGTATCTAATAGCATGATTTCATTCCTTCTTTCTCTTTGCGTAATAACATATATAAATTTGTATACGAAATAGGGCATATTTTTATAGTCTGATATCGTATATAAAAATGTATATAAAGTAAGGGACAAAACCAGGAATAAAATTATCCCTAATTTTGCCCCTTTTTTTAGTTTCGAAAAGGGATATTTACTTGTTCCCGTTTTCGTCCCTTGCATTGTCCCCATTTTTGTATCTATAATTAGAGACCATTAACACCGCACCGAGGAAAGTTCCTACAGCTGTGATAGTCTGTGCGATTGCATCAGCATATGGTAAATTCCATAACGGAAAAATAGAAGCTACGAAAGTAGCAGCAGCGGGAAGCACGATAATAGCAACCCATTTCAAAATGTCATAAATTTTATTGTTCATAATAGAACCTCCTTCTTATTTATTAATGCCCATGTCTTCTCGTAAAAGTGAACTGTCTTTCTCTCTTGCGCCTTCATCTGAGACAACGGGCAATGTAATGCAATATTTATATCCGGCTTCTCCGTCGCCGTTTCCGCCCATAGCGCTGTATGGGTTAAAAACGGCTTCTAGTGTTGCCTTTTCTTTTAGTGTGATTGCGCCACGTCTTGCAATCTTATCGGTCATATAAACCAATTTGTCATGACCTAACCCAATTAATAATTGCTTAATGCCGGTGTTTTCTTTTTGGATCTCGACCAATATCTCATTAAGCATTTGAATTGTTTCTTCGTGTTTTCCCAGGCCGTCTTTTAATTCTTTGTAACGTGTGTCGCTTTCATCGTCCTTTTTATCATGCCTAGTGATCAGGTATTGAATGAATGTGAAGAACGCCCCGGAACTGATCACCGCTATAATTACATCCTGTGTCAAAGGCTACACCTCCTTCCAACCGTAAACACCAGGGGCCCATACGTTATTGTCAATCGTAGACTCGTATGTTTTCCCGTTATACGTTACACGGTCGCCTTTCATGTATGGGTTAGTGCTTCCTGGCTGTTCCCATTCAGGGATCTTGTCAGTTTCAGGAATTAGCACTTTGCGAATAATGAAACAGCAGCGTCAGGCGTCCACGTTGCCTGGCTAGTGTGCGCCTGTAGTACTTTGTATAACACGCCGTTATATTGAACTCTATCATTTACAGCGTAGCCTGCCCCCGTTTTCCATAGTGGGAAAATCTCCGGGGCCTGCATTGCTTCAACTTCGGGAAGGCTTGCCGCCGCCTTTTCAATGATTGGGCGTAGGCGTTTAGCTTTCTCTAAAAAGTAATTTGTTTTATTCATCGCCAACACCTCCCATAAGCACATCATAGGCAGCAGCCTTTTCTTCCACTGTCTGTGCCTCACTGATACATTTATCTGTTTCTGTATATGTTCTATTGAATTCTGGCGGATCTATAGCCTGGACATAATCGCCCTCCGGGAAGCCACCGTGAATATAGAAGCCCGCGTCAGAATATGTTTTTATATATCCATTTTCTAGTGTTTCTGTCTTAATCATAGTTTTACACCCCATTTATATATATGTCAGGAAATTGCCTTAATAATAGAAGCGTAGCCACTCCAGTTTGTCGCCGTTTTATATGATTCAACTAAAGAAGCATCAACAAAGATTTCGCCGTTTAAACTTTCAATAGGGGAATCGGAGAAAACAAAGCCTTCTTCATTCTTAAGCATTGTTTTTCCTCTAATAGTGACTTTCTTTAAGTTTAAGCATCTATTGAAAGCTTGTGTTGCAATACTTCCACCATTTGCGTTCACTGTAATGTCAACTTCTGAATATCCGCAAAGGTCAAAGGCCATCACGCCAATATATCTAATATTGCCCAGCGTTAATTTTCCAAGGTCCTGTAGTGTTGCTGGGGCTGTTTGATACGATGGCTGTAACTCAAAAGCATATTGCTGGATTGATTCAGCTTTTGGCAGTGTCAGATTTTTAATCGCTGGACCATTAGCAAAAGCCGACTGATATATATAAGTCGCTTTTGGGGCGTTTAAGCGTGTTAATGAAGTACACCCATCAAAAGCGTTTTGGTATATTTTTTTTGCCGCGGGAATGTCTACTTCTTTCAAGCTTTTAAAATAACCACAACAATTAGGACGGATAGAAGCGACAGTTGGACTTGAAATCCTTGTAACCCCGGACCCGTCAAGTAATGCGCTTATCCCAAATAGCCCATTAAGTGCATTATGAATTTCCCCAGCTTTGAGAAGACCAGTTAACCCAGCCTTGCTTCTCACTGTGTCAGTAATAGCGGTCCATGCCGCTTTAGTCATATAAATTAAGTCTGCCATGTTCCCGCCTCCTTACATTCCCGTAGATTCTGCATTGACCATTAAAGCCAATACAGCGTTAGCAATTGTATTTTTATCACCCTCAGTGAGTGTATAAGCTGGGCCTGGGATACCCTGAGGACCTGTGGCCCCGTCTACTCCGTCGTTAATAGTTGCAATAGCTTTTCCATCAACTGAAACAGTTGTTACAGTCCCAGATTTTGTAGCTGTTACACTCGGTGAGTGTCCATCTTTACCGGCTGCGCCAGTTTCTCCCCTGAGTCCTTGCGGTCCAGTTTCGCCAATAGGGCCTTGAATTCCCTGTGCCCCCGTTTCTCCTGTGTCGCCTTTTGCCCCGTCATTGATTGTTGCAATTGCTACACCGTCAACTTTTACAGTTGTTACAGTCCCAGCCTTTGTTGCTGTTACATTTGGGGAATGTCCTGCAGCGCCCGGTTCACCGACTGGGCCTTGAATACCAGGATCACCTTTTACACCCTGAATACCCTGAGGGCCTTGTTCGCCATCATTAATAGAAACAACGTTTACTCCGTCAATAGAAATAGTTGTAACAGTTCCTGTTTTAGAGGCTTTTACAATAGGAGAGTGGCCAGCTTGTCCCGTTGGACCTGTAGCCCCTGTCTCACCGATTGGACCTTGAGGTCCCATTTCTCCAGGGTTACCTTTTAAACCTTGAGGGCCTCGTGGGCCTGTTTCGCCAGTTGCCCCTGTTTCTCCTTTTAAACCCTGGGGACCTTGCGGACCTGTCGCCCCGTCATTGATTGTTGCTGCTATTTTGCCATCTATTGAAAGCGTTGTTACTGTTCCCGTTTTTGTTGCTGTAACGATAGGGGAGTGACCGTCATTTCCCGCTGGTCCTTGAGGTCCTGTCTTTCCAATAGGCCCCTGCGGTCCTGTTTCTCCTGCTGGTCCCTGTAATCCTGTATCGCCCTTGATTCCCTGGATTCCTTGCGGTCCTGTTTCACCTCTAGGGCCTGTTTCACCTCTAGGGCCTGTTTCTCCAGCGTCGCCTTTTAATCCTTGAGGCCCTGGATCACCTTTTTCACCTTGTGGACCTGTCGCCCCGTCTACTCCGTCGTGAATGTCAATGACCTTTACACCGTCGACGTAAATTGTAACAGTGGCGTTTTCTTTTGTTGCTGTAATTTCCGGTGTATGTCCATCAACACCATTCTTACCACTAGCAAGGGTCGCAATAACAACACCATTAGACAAGATCTCTGTATTGTCTCCAACTACTCGCGCTGTGATCTCTGGTTCTGGCCCCGTCTCACCGATTGGGCCTCGTTCACCTACTGGGCCTCGTTTCCCATTGAGAATTTTCGCCTGTGTTGTTCCGTGTGTGTCTGTTACTGTAATCGTTGCCCCGTCTTCGTCCTGTGTAACCTTAGCGCCAACATCAAATTTTACAGCGTCAACAATGCGTCCGCATTCTTCTGCATATGCGCGGCACGCTTCTCTGTACGTGATAATATCGTCTGGGACTTCGATATAGTCACCATAGACATATCCAGTTCTATCGTTACAGATATAGAAAGTATTTGTGCCTTTTGTTTTTTCTGTCTCGCTATTACTGAATACAAGTCTAATAGGACAAACATCTTTTTCATTAAAGATATCTTTATCAATGATGGCAGCAAAACCGCTTTCATTAGCAAAAAGCTTAACAACATTATTGTCAATCAAAGCGATATGCGTATCAAAGTCTGTCATCTTATCGTCTGTAAAGATAACAAGTTCATCTGTTTTATTACCATCTAAATATCTAAGAACCGGTACAACAGATGTTATTACACGAAAATCATTCATATAAACTTTAGCCATGTTTTTATACCTCCTTAGTAAACATTAGTTCCTGTCTTGCCTGCAATCTCTGCAATTGTTTTTGAAAGCGTCTTTTTTGAAGTTCCTAGCTTAATAGAGTCATATCTGCCAGTAAATACATTGTAAGTTGTTTCTGTAATACGCATTTCTTCATTGATTCCAAACTCTGGGAAAATAACAGGAATTTTACGACCGCATGTTGCCTTGCCCTCATAATTTGCAATACTACAATTTGTTGTAACTTCTGGGCTAGTTGAAAGTGTTGGGGCAGCAGCAAGTAACTGCGCCTCTGTAGGCTTTGTTTCAAATTTAGAAGAAAGATCGCATAATTGTGCTGCTTGCATAGGGTAAGCATCAACAGATTTTCTTTTATATGCCCAAATCTGTTCTTCAACTCCATTAACTTCTTTTTTCCAAAATAACACCTGGTTAGATTTTGCATTGTCCATATCAATTTCACGTTGAAAATCTGACATATTTACAGAGTATTTAATAGGTTCAAGTTCTGGATCTTCGTCGTTTACTTGGTTTTCTTTGTAGAATTCCATCTCTGTATCTTCGTTGTATCGCCAGTATCCTCCACCGAAATGATCAAGAATACTTCCAGTTGTTCCTTTCATATGATCTGCAATGGACTTAATAGAATTTGATACAACCCCATAATCATTTACTGTTGTTGGAACTCTAATCTTAATAATAGATTCTCCGGTATGATTAATGAGTTTATATTCTGCGAAAGAATACCCAGATAAGATTCCAGAAATTTCATCAAAATCAATGTAACCAATAGGTTCAACATAAATGTATCTAAGTCTTGATGAAAGGTGTTCCGCTTTTACAGTGATTTTGTGATCAATGGTATATTTTACATCGTAAATTTCAAACGAAAACATCGTTTTCTTTAATACGTCTTTATAACATTTGATAATGTTCCCAATCACTAGATTTTCAATGTTAAAATCAGAAATTGCGCATACCATTGTTAGAGTTAGGTTGTCATTCATTTTTTCTGTAACTTCCATACTCAAAATATTTTCAGGCTGTTTGATTTGTTCGCCCCAAATATTCTCTGGATCACCTTTAAACAATTGGACTTCATTTAGTTCTAACATTTTCTCACCGCCTTTTAAATTCTGTAATACATTGGTGTAATTTGTATATTTTTAAAAGATGATACGCCATCTACTTCAAGTTCGTGACGTCCACCGCCAGGAATAACAAGTAAAGTTCCAGAAAGACCAGCGTATACTTTTTTAATCTTTGATAATTTATTATCCCACGTGCACGCCGTACCTTCTAAGCCGTTGAAATCAAAGCCAACTTCAGAAGTTGTTACGTATCCCAGAGATTTGCTAACCGAAATATAATGGTTGCTACCTTCACAATTAAAGAGTTGTCCATATGTACCATCTGGGACATAACATCCAGACATTAAAATATATGCATCAAATTGTGTTGGATTATAAAAAGGGAAAACGATATCTCTAACGTCATTTTTGTAATAAAAGTACGTTGTTTTACCCTCAACAACAGAATTTGATGATTCCATTCTAAGATTTTCTGATTCTCCAACATCAAAAACTAAAGTGCATTTTACTCCATAGTATTTTGTACCGTCTTTCCCAATAAGTGGGATTTCAACAACCCCATCATTAGCATTTACATCGATAAATTCTTGTACTGTAGATCCGTCTGATTTGTAAAAATTTACATAATGAGTAGCTAGTTCTGTTACAGCTGGGATGAATGTAAATTTAAGAGTGCTTCCTGCGTTTTTGACTTTTGCATCGATTGAATATTCTGTACGATAGCTATATTGGTCAATAGTGTATGGACATAATACATAATCACGCGCTATCGTGCTTTCACGAAGGAAACGCTGAGGCTTGCAATTGAATTCTAGATCAAAAGATCCTGAGTCATTGCCTGTTCCTGTATGTGCGTCCGCTGTAAAAGGTCCCCTGAATTCCGCATAACGTACCTCGTCTGGGTGGTATTGGTCAATTAGTGTATGATATCCAGGGTTAGAAAATAAATACCCGCGCAACTTCTCAACGTTTTCACCGAAATTGCTAAGAATATTACAGTCAGGGTATTTTACTGTAACATTGTTCCAACCCCCATTATCAACAAGAATATCTCCGTTACGTCCCGGTACATGGATTTGATCGACATCTCGTGAAGGGGCGCCGTATGTCCCCTTCCCAAGAATAAACATCTCACAAGCGGCGCCAATATCGACGCCGTCAAATTCTAAAAAGCTATACCCATCTTTGAATGGGAATTGTTTCATATCATCGTATGCCATTATACGTAGGCCTCCCTTCTTACGCGGTCGAAAATGACTTCTGCCACTTTGTCCGCAAGTGTTTTTGTATCTTGTCCAGGTGCGCCGTACACATTAACAGTAGTAGCCCCGTAATTCGTTGTATTTCCTGATCCTTCGCTATAGTAAGATCCAGTAGAAGCACCGACAATTCCATCGGTTGAAATTGTACCGTTTAAGCCTCCTGAAATTGCACCCGCTGCAAGTCCTGCAGCTTTCTGCAACATAGGAATACCGGCTTTAATACCGCTTGCAAGTCCTGACATCATGTCTGGCATGTATGTGTGGAAGTCGCTAAGTGGTCCAACATCTGGTTCGGAGAAATGTAAGAAGCTTCTGATTTTATTAGCAACTCCGCTAACAGCGCTAGTTACTTTACCTATAGCACCTCTAATACCGTCCGCGATACCATCGACGATATCACGACCCCAACGTAAAGCTTCGCCGGGTAAACTTGTAACAAAGTTTCTCACTCTTCCGAAAATATCAGAAAAAATACCAGGGATTTTTTGAATTGCAAATTTTACCCCGTCAACCATACGGCCAACTGTATTCGCAATATTTTCTTTAATTGCGGTCCAAATTGAGGACGCGATTCCTTTAATACCATTCCAAATTGAGGAAAGCGCATTTCCAAGATTTGAGAAGATTTTTGAAGCATCTTCTTTTAGCTTTGTAAAGTTTCCAGTCACAAGATCACATAATAAGAGTACGGGACCTAGAACGATATTTTTTATCAACTCCCAAGCACCAGAAGCAATATCTTTGATTCCGTCCCAAATTCCTGTGATTAAATCTTTCATGATGTTGAATCTTGTTGTTACGTAATCTACGATTAACTGCACAACCGGATTATTTAAGATTGCGGTGAAAATCTCAACGAACTTCGAATATAAATTGTTCCATGTATTTACTACGGCATTTTTTACCGTTTCCCATACTGTGGCAATTGTTTCTGTGATTGTGTCCCAGTTTTGAATAATTGCAATAATCGCAACGATAGCAGCAGCAACCCCCGCAATTGGTAAAACAACACCGGTTAATACTCCCGAAAGCCCTCCAAAGCTTGCTATCAGCCCACCAATATTAGTGGCCATTTCCATAATGCCGTTAACAAATCCGACTATCTGAATAGCAGCGATAAGTGCCCCAAAAGCCTCAAGCCCTGTAAGTATTGCCCCCCAGTTGTTAATAATCCACGAAATAGCCCCAGTTAACCCTGTAATTCCCGATGCAACAGTAGAGAAGAAGCCTCCCCAGTCGAACGATAAAAGGCCGTTTACAATTCCAACAATTGTATCTGCGACGCTTTGTCCTACTGAAGCCCAGTCTACGCTTTGCGCCCAGTCAATCGCTTGCTGTGTAATTTGTACAAAAGCATCTCCTAATGCCTGAAAAGCTGGAAGCATTGCTGTTACAAGTCCATCAATATTAACGCCATCTAAGCTATCAGAAATACCAGAAATAGCATTAATACCTACTTGAGAAACTGCGTCAAAAGCGGGCTGTAACTTATTTACGACTGTTTCGCGCAAGCCATCCATCGCCTGATCAACAGTTTTGTATTCTGTCGCCATTTTTGTGAACTTGTCAGATGTTCCGGCTTTCTCAATAGCATTAAAGAAATCTGTAGTAGATACAGTTCCAGCCTGAATGTTAGTGATAAGTTCTTGGACACTCATTCCCATTTCAGAGGCAACGGCAGCCATACCAGCAGGGGATTGTTCCAACATAAGCTTGAAATCTTCCCATGCGACTTTAGGTTTTGCCGCCATCTGTGTGGCTTGCTGTGACAATGTTTGCATAGCCTGTGCTGGATCAGCAGAAGCAGCGGCAAGACCACCAAAAGCCTTTACGAGGTTTTGTGCGCTAGCAACGCCTACCGCGTCTAACTGTGCATATGTAGAAGCCATATTAGACGAACTATAAATTGTCGCTGTAGCGAAATCTTGCAATTCTTTTTTAACTGCTTTAATTTCGCTTTGGCTGTGATTTGTACTCGCGTTTGCCTCGAACGTCTGCCATGCTTTAGAAGATTCTGAAAGATCGCCTGATAAACTAGCAATCGCGCTAACGACATTCTGAATACCTGACTTCAATAAGTTGAGTCCGCCAGTGATAGCACTAGACACTAAATTAGCCCTCAAGACACTACCAAATATGCTGGCGTTGTTACTTCCTTTTTTTAAGTCGTCATCTGTTTTTTCTAATGAATCTTGTACTCTTTTCATCGCATCATTAAAGTCCGATTCATCGCCTTCGATTTTTACGGAAAGTGTATAATTTGACGCCATACATTAACCTCCTTCCTGGCTTATTTTTTCCTTGTGATTTTGCCGGCGTTTGCTGCGTAGATCTTTTTAATCCATCCGGCCTCGCGTTTTTCAATCTCCTCAATAGAAGAGATTTTTTTCTTTTTATCGTTTTTATTCACTACTGGCATTTTCTTACGCCATAATTCGCGGAACCGTTTTTCCTTTTTCCTATTCGCATTTACAACGGCATTTAATACCGCGTTACGAATGAGAGTAGTATCAGATACAGTTTTATCTTCGTATGCTTTCTTAATGAAGGCTTTTTCCGTAGGCGTTAGTTCGTCATATTGCTTTCGTGAATAGTTAAAGTGCACAACGAACCACGCGAAATCCATTTCATCCGCGTATGGTTCGATTTCTTTTATTTCGTCGGCTGAACGTTTATCAGTCTGAAAATATTGATATTCGATTAGCCTACGCGGAATAAAAAAGGGCAGTCCACCTGTAACTGTTTCTGGATCATTCTAACGACAGCAACATATCCTTTTTCTTCGATAAGTTCGTCGCAAATTTCTTTTGCCTTATTAGGGGCGGTGAAAGCGTCAGCGCCTTCTTCTTTTAATCCGTAAGCGAAAAACGTTTCTGTAGCGTTAATAGACATCATGCCGCTGTTATCCGCAAGCATCATAGACATGCTAGATTTTCCACCAGCTGCGTTTTCGATCATTCTTAATCTTCCAATATTGAATTTAAGTACATAATTTTTTCCGTTGTGTTCAAACATATTTCTGTTCTCCTTTGCTTTTTACATGTTTATATAAAGAAAGCGGAGACAACTGCTTTAGTGTTATCCCCGCTGCGCAGATTACTGCGGCTTTGTGTCAGTAGAAGGGGCGTTTGCTGTAAGATCTACAAGTGCACCCATTCCCTGAAGAGATACACTGTAAGTCATAGCATCGTCATATGGTGCTTCTAGATTATATTCTGTAATACATGCAAGACCGCCAAAAAGACCTTTTCCTGCTTTCTGATCATATACTTTGATACATACTGGGTTAGACTTTTCAAAAGCATCAGAAAGCGCCTTGTGTGCGTTTCCGTCCTTAACATATACACCGCCGTTATCAATTGACCATTCTTTCATACCAGCGATAAAAGACTTCCAGCCTCCCTCTGTGTCTTTAGAAGTGACTTCGATTGTATCAGCCGAACGGTTGATAGTTAATGATTGCTGACCTTCAATAGCAAGCAGATTAGCGCCTGTAGCGTCCCAGATTGCTAATACAATGTCTTTACCAGCTGTAGCACTTGCTGCTTCACTAGAAAAATCACAATAAGCGTTGGCGTCAAATCCACCTTCAAAAATTTGTGAAATATATTTATTAGCCATTTTCTTATACCTCCATTAGTTTATTTGATTTTAAAGCCGTAAGAAATCTTGAATGAAAAACCCACGACCCCGTGTTTTTCTCCCGTCTCTTCGTCCTGAATTGTCTGTAATCCTTCATCAGTCTGCATAACAAGGACGTATGGGGCAGGAATAGTAATGTCCTCTGTCATAGCTTCTTCAATGTCTTCAATAAGCATATAAAGCGGGACAGAAGATTTCACCGCGTCTGCTATAACGTGGACCCATATAGTGTAGTTTTTTACAAACATTGTCTTTGTGTCCGCAGGTTCCACACTAACAACCTGCGCATATGAAAAAGGGGATACCGCATCAGCTGGCACAACATCGTAACATTTCATGTCTGTGTTCGCCTCAATCTTTGCTTTTACCGCCTTCACAAGTTCTGTAAGTGGAAATTGTTTCAACATGCTGTATCACCCCTTCGCTATTTTTCTTATTGCGTCTATTAAATCCTTTTTATACTTTGGTGCTTGTATATCTACGTTACTTTTTAAAAAGTGTTGTCCAGGTACGAATCCCCCAGACTTTGTTCTATGCCCATATTCAACGTGTGGGGCATATTCTTTTGTATAACCCATTGTGTTTTTTTCAAATCTGACAGAAGATTTTAATTCTCCATGCGGACCACCTGGTCTAGTGGCCTCTGTAGAAACTGGAGTTCCGCCTTTGCCTTTTCGCTGTGCGCGCTGTACCATTTGTCCCATTTGTTTCGTTACTACGTCCTCAAAGCTTGCTTGTGAAAGCGCCTTTAATTTAGTAGCTAAGTGTTTCGTAATATCTATAGAATACTTAATTTTCATCTCTATGTGACCTCGCATGAATTACAACCCAACGTGGCGATAATTCCAGGATTGTTTCGATTGAATACCTCACACCGTCAATTAAAACCGAATCAACCCCGCGCAATAATTCGCGCGGAATCAACAAGGCATATTTTGAAGTGTTGCGTGTTACATCTGACCCATACAATGAAATTTCTTCCGCTATCCATGGAGAAAATCTCGCTGGACATGTTGCTTTAATATCCCACCCATTGGGTGTAACGTTCCCTAACTCGTCCTCTATCTCTTTTTGTGTTAACAATAGGCATTTTTTATACATCATAGAAAATGGACCCTTTTCGAACTTCCGACATTATCGCTATTGCGGTATGCCGTGAATTCACTTTCATATTCTGAGAGAATGTCATCAACGAATGTATCTGAGAAAACCCCAGTAGCACTTTCAGATTGGATCCCCTCGTAGTAACGTCTGCGGTATGCTTTAATAGAAGCCTCCGCACAAATACCAAAAAATAAAGCAGGAAATTCTTGTTCGTTTGAAATACCAAGGCGGATACAAATACGATCAAGGACGGTTTGAGAGATTTCTCCCATAACCGTCTTGTCGCATAATTCGCCTGTCATGCGGCACTCAATACGCTTTGCAATTTCAGAAATCATATATCATGCCTCCTTGTTCCGACTATTTAGCAGCAACAGCAATAGCAGCCTTTACAACACCAGTTGCATCTTCTGGATAGAAGACAACACCAGACATAACTAATGTGTCGATAGAAGCGTTATCGCCTTTTACGTAGTGAGTCATACCAACTAAGCCTGTTTCGTCAGAAGTAAGTCCGAATGTTTCAGCAACATCACCATCTGCGGAAACGTATGCACCGTTGATATTTTCTTTTGCTGTAGCAACAACTGTACCAGCTGTAACAGATGGATCGATAACAACTGTTCCAAGGCCTAAGAAGTCCTCAACGTACTTAAACCCGAAAGCGTTTTGTGTTGTAATCTGTGCAGTTGCTAAGTAATCAGCAACATCTGTAGTATTTACAAAGAAAATAGGTTCAACGTCCATATCTGCAAAGTGAGTAGATACAGCGCCCCATGCAGCAGCAAGTGCACCCTGTAAAGTAGCAACCTTCGCTGTGGCTTTTCCTGTACCAGTTGCAAGCATTCCATAGAAAGCTTTCTTAACGTCTTTTTGCACGTCTTTTACAAGTAAGTCGTCAGTTTTATTTACTGCCTTGTCTTTACCTGATCTCTGAATTGCTTCAGCTGTAGTCTGTTTACGGTACTTTTTGAGAGTAATCTCAAAAGAATTTGCTAAAGTTCTATCGTACTTTGTAAGCCCGATTGTTTCACCTTCAGCGACCTGATCCGGTGTGTTCTTTTTTGTGTACTTGTACTGTTTTACAAGGCTACCTGTTGGCATTGGTGTAAGTTCTGTAACACCTAAGATAGTCTGTAATGATTCAACCCCAGCAACTAATCTCTCGTTGTGATCGATAGAGATAGCTGGTTCAATGTCTGTAGTTACGATTGTGCCCGCTTCTACAGTAAACAACTGTCTAAAATATTTATTCATAGTTTTTATACCTCCGTTATATGTTCTTGCGCTTGCGCGCAGCCTTCATGAAGTGAGAAAAGCTTAAGCGTTCTTCTCTTATGAAAGCCTATGAGTAGTCTGTAACATCACAATATATATGTCAGAAAACGTCTTCCGATAAAGAAAAATAACGCAATGTTTTTGAGGGCCCAAAAGCCCGGAAACAAAACATTATATATTTAATATATTTAATATATTTAATATGTGATGGTTACCGATTAATCGGTGACTGTCGCTGATTAATCGGCGACTCATACACTCATTGGGTGTTTCAGTCACTTATTAATCGGCGACTCAAAAATGCAATTACTGGAACAAATCAATGTGTTCTGCGATAGCTTTTTGACGTTCTGCGCGGTTCGTAATCTTTAAAATGTCCGCTTTTGTCAGTGTGCTTCCGCCTTTACCAGTAGAAGGGGCTTTTCCCTTTAAAGCTTCTTTAACGGCATCTTGTACCGCTTCTTTAAATGCCTTTGAGAATGCCTCAACTTTGGCTTTAGTGTTATCAGCGTCTTCTGCGATTAAGCTTGATACTACCTCGTCAGGTACGTTCACGCCGTCGTCGCGTAACATAGTTCTCGCTGTCTTTTCCATTTCAGCAATGCTATTTGCACGCTTTAATTCATCTAGTTCTTTCTGTAATGTGTCGCGTTCGTGTTCTGCTTTTTCCTGTGCGTTCATCCCAGCCAACTTTTCAGCCTCAGAAATCTTTTTTTCCTGTTCTTTCTGCCACTTCGCAAACTTTTTGTTGATGATTTCGTCTACATCAGCGTCAGAATATTTCTTAGTGTCTTTGTTGTCCGGTTCCGCATTGCCGCCTTTTCCGCCCTTGTCGTCGGCCCCTGGTTCTCCGCCTTTAGCGCCTTTGTCGTCGACCCCTGGGTCTCCGCCTTCTGCAAAAATCTGTCTTAAGTAATCTTTAAATTTCATAGTTCTGTCCTCCATAATTTATAGTCGTAATGCTTGACTGTGTATTTTTTCCATAGCTTTTAACGACTTCAATGCTAGGTCGCTTTTCAGAATCTCCGCCAGGAAATAAAGAAAAGGAAATATAAAAAGAGACTGAAAAGCCTCTTTAAATAACTTTTACGTGTGCAGGATATCCGTCCTGTAATAGCCTCATACCCACCATAAAGGCCGATACAAGGAATAAACTCTTATCCCCTAGTTCTTCTAGGTCTAACTCATAAAAACCCCTAGAAAGCGAAAATACAGGCTTCTCATGGGCAAGCTGTCCAATAGACTCGGTTAATGTTTGCACCTGTGAAGTGACAGCCTCGCATACAATATCTTTCCCGCGTTCCGCGTATCCAGCGTGACCGCTAACCGTCAATTTTCCCGGTGTCTTTGTTACTGTTATCATTTGCTTTATCCTCCTTAAGAAATCCCTCGAATTCTTCAAAACCGAATTTCTGTGATCCGTCATAGCGTTTTACTTCTTTCCCGTCTTCTAAGAAAACGATCAACGGGATTCTAGCGACTTTATAAAGTCTAGCCAGTGCTGGTTCTCTCTGTGCGTCGATAAAATCAACCTGCCCAGGAAAAGCGGCGGCTAAGTCATCGAAATAATATTCTTTTAATTGTTTACATGGTCCGCACCAACTGGCCATGAAATACAAAAGCTTTCTTTCTCTTTTTACTTTTCTTTTTGCCATCCTTTTTATTCCTCCGTAAAATTCTTAATGATTTCAGCGGCTTCTTCTCTTTGTTCCGCTGTGTATTCTCTGCTTGCAATTCTGTCTGATAACCACTTATCCCAGTCAACGGCTGGTTCTGTGTGGCATCTGCACCACGGGTGCATCGGCGGGTAATTTGTCCCCTCGCTTGCTTCTGATAGGTCGTATACATTGCCCTCCAGCGCATCGCAATCACTACATACGCGTTCATCGCCTGCGGTGCAATATCTGTATTGGTTAATGCCTACCTCCGCGAAAGCCTCGCTATTTGCACGGTTAAACATTCGCGTTTCCTCTGTATAAAGAAGCCTGTAAGCACTCCTACGAGATACGCCATCGAAACGTCCTCTAATTTGCTTGTTCAATTTGTCGTAGTTGTCGCCTCTGGCAATGCCTTTTGCGATATCGTTATTGAGATAATCAGCAAGCTTTTCTCTGTTCGCTTGAAGTCGTTTCCCGAAGTCTGTATCTTTAATGATCTTTTCCCCAACCTGTTTGGCGGCCCTACCGTCAAACTGATTAAAAGAGATTAGCCCTTGCACGCCTTCATAAGTGGAAATTGTGTAGGAGAGGAGATGATTGCTTATCAATGTGGTTTCCTCTGACGAAAGCCCTAATTGTTGCTTCATAATTGAAAGCTGTAGCCCCTCTAAACGATTCAGCTTATAAATAGACTCACGGACAGGCTTTAGTGCTGCATGTTCCGGATGTAACCTAAAGAATTTGTCCATGTCCTCATAAAGCATAGTCGCTTCTTCTTTTGTGAGTCGCTTCATCATTTCGCGGTACTCTAACACGCCATCTTTGCCGTATGTCTGATAGTAGTAGGCAATCTCTTTTTCCAGTTTCTTTGATTCACTATCATAAAGGCGGGAAAGCTTTTTCTTTAAAGCTTCCTCGCCTTTTTCTAAGTCTTTTTGTAACTCATTGAGTGTGTCTGTGTATTTACTCATTCAGATCACCGCCCGTCCTGTCTGTCGGGTAATCGGTGCTGTAGCTTACCTTGTCGGCTTCTGCGTCAATCTTTTTGATTTCGTCTTTGACATCGTCAACAATAGACAACGGTTTAAGCTGTGTTTCCTTGCTTACCACTCCAGAAAGTTGTGAAGCAATCTGCGCTTCCTCTAACTGGTTAGCTGGGATGTTTTGTGTGAACTGATAATCAATAAATAACCAGTCGTCCGCTTTAGCTTCCGTTACTGGATTGCTACAGATCAATCTATAACGGCGGTTCATAGCCCCGATGAATTTGTTCTGTTTCATCTTAGCTAAGTTCGACATTGCTAAAAGTTTGTACTTTAAAGCAATACCAGAAGAAGCCCCGAAGTTTTCATCACTGATATTTGCAACCATTGAAATTTGAAAAATGTCTGTTCTTAATCGGTCAATGAGATTTTCTTGTGTCTCGTCGCCGTTTGGCTTGTCCATGAACTCAACAACAAGCTTTCCATCCTCGATACCGTCAAAGTTGATAATACGGTCATCTCTGATTGTCTGTAGGTCCTCACGTTCTAACTTAGCCCCTAAGATCTTCAAGTATGCGTCCGCGAAATAATCAACATCATTCGCCTTTTCTGAGATTGCCTTGTTGTATGCATTAATCAATGACATAACTGGTTCAAATAATCCCGTTCTTTCCGCATTTTCTAAGAATTCTGTAGCTGGTACTCCGTCAAATCCGTGCATTTTTTCGTATTCGTCGAACTTGATACCGCCATCATGTTTGAAATAGCGGACTGTTTCACTATCAGAAATTGATCCGCGTTTTACATTGTGGTTGTCTGTATACAGCCTTACGAAATATCGAGGCTGTGGAATAATGCTTTCATTATAGATAATAAAGGCATTCATAGGAGAGAGTACTGTAGAAGCAACTTCTCCCATTTCGTCCACATAATACATTTCATAGGCACTTCCGAAAATATCGCAAGTCTTAGCGATTTCCGCGTTCTGGTCGTCCATTGAATTGTATCTGTCGTATCTTTGCAAGAACTCGTTAATTCGTTCGTCGTTTGATGTAACCTTAATCGGAATACCGCAGAAGAATCCGTTCATTGTATCAACAATATACTTAGCAAAGTTTGTGGCTAGGCGGTTGTCCGGCTTATATGCCTTTTTCTTAGCCTGGTGAAAGATAGCATAGTCTGTTTGGTATGCATCATCTAAGTATTTATAATGTAACTGTACCAGCAGTTCATGCTGGCGGATGTATTCCGCAAGTAGTGCTGGCGTCATAATTTCATCGTCGGCAATTCGGAAGATCTTATCTTCTGCCTTGATGATTTTTTTAAAATAGTTTTTTCTTTTCATCTTTATAATCCCTCCCGAATTCTATTTCTGTGTGTTGTTCCTTTTTCCATCTGTCTAATAAGCGACGCTGCACTGTCCGGGCAGTCGTCGTGTTCCGCGTTCTCTGTATAGTCAAGAATCTGATTTATATAGTCGCGGTCCGTTTCCTCCAACCAATAAATGTTTTTCCACTCACGGCGTAAGTAAGTGGAAATCTTAACATATTTGTTTTGTTTTTCCTGGTAAAGCTTTGGGAACATTCCGCGCTTCTGTAATTCCTTAGCAAGATAGCCCTTGTCAGCGTTCTTTTCGTTCCATACAGTCCCGGCTTTAAAGCGTTCCTGTAATACCTGGATCTCTGCTAGGCAATCGTCAACATGCTTCTGCCACGTCTTGCCCAATGCGTAAATTGTTCCGTTTGGTTCCTTTTTCATGATTGTATATGCGGTCCAGTCGGCCCCACCATAACTGGCGTCTATGTGAGATACGCCTTCATAAAGGAGTGTTTCATCGTTGCAATAATTAGGCTTGCTAAACAATGCCTTGTCGCTTGCTATATGTTTCAATTCGTAGTTAGCAGCAAATAATGATGGGTCCATGCTTTCGCGTAGATCCCTTAATTTTTCCGCCGTAATAAGCCCTGTAGAATAACAGTCGTAGAATTTCTTATTTGGCATAAGTTCGCTGATAGCGTCCTGTTTATGCCAAGGTGTGCACGTATTAAAAATACGTCCGCCCCTATTCTTAATGTTCTGCAACTCTTGGTATTGTATCTTTGTTCTGTTTCGTTCTGCCTGTGAAATTCTGTCTTGAACATTGACAATATCGTCTGTGAATATGTAGTCGCTGTGTTTACCTGTCAGTGATGTGTGAATACCTAGACAGATAAGCTGCGGTGTGCCTTTTGTTCCGGTGTTTAAGTTCGTGTCTATCTGATAGCTGTTAGATGTAACAACTAGGTCCACGCCGTATATCTCTTTTACTATGTAAGAAAAAAGATCACTATGCAAAATCTTGTCTGTTTGCTTAGCAATCTCTACTACGTCTGTATCTGTTTTTCTTATGAATATTGTTGTTTTGTTTGGCTTTAAGACGATGATTAATGCAAGCGCGAAAGATACGCATGTTGTTTTATATGACCCACGATGGGCCAGAAGCGTTTCATCGTCTTCTTGCTGCCATACCATGTCCTTAATCCATTCATTGTACAAGTCGGTTAAAAGATCAAAGCCCAATAAACGCGCATATTTAACGGGATTTTCTTTTAACGACTTAACGAGTTTATCGTTCATCGTTATCATCCCTCCCGTTTAGTCTGTTTTATCTACTGTTAATCATCACCCTTTAAAATAGCTTCTACTTTCATAGCTGTATCACTGATAGGAGTAGAAACGCTAACGTCTTGTTCTCTCTTATCTTTCCAGTCGTCCTTTTTACGATTTTTCAACCAGAATATCTGCGCTGTAGTATTTGGCGGATAGTATTTATCATCCGGACCAATAAAACCAGTAGCGCTTTTAAATAAGGCATTTTCCACTTCACGGTCCGCTGTTTCCTTAGATTCTTTTAAGAGTTCCGCAAATTCTACAGCTTGGATTGTGGCGTTCTTTTCAGTTGATGTGTAGTAGATCATTCTCTTCATTTCTATAATGCCTCCCCTACAATCGCTTCAAATTCTTCTTTAGTTTTGCAATTTTCAAAAGTCTTTGCGCTTCTTTCAGCTGCCAGCGCTTGGATACGTTCGGTTTCTTCATCGTTTGCAAAAATCTGAGATAAATACTGATCCTCGATTTCGTCAAATTCTTCAAAGCTTTTTAATAATTCTTGTGCCATATTCCTTGTCCTCCTTTTGGCTGAGAGAATACAAAAAAGCGTGACACAAATAACCAGTCATGCAAGAATCTTGCCTTGTTGTTTCGATTATTCGTGCCACGCTTCAATGAACTATTACAACGCTGGACCTACACCGCTTTTTGCGCTGCCAACGTCTGCCCTAATAAACGCACGTTACATTGTTTCGTATTTTTTAAAATGCTTTAAATTGCTTTGTTTCCTCTTTATTCCGACTTAATAAATAAATTTTGCTTTTCTGTATCCTCTATTCAATTGTTAAGATATGGGTTTTGCTTCATCCCTTACCTTGATTACACTATCAGTATAACGCTGTTTGTCCAATATGTCAATGCTTTTATATTACTTTTTTAAATTATTTTTTCAATATAAGATATAAGTATTTGCTTTTTGCACTCATTGGGTGTATAATAGTCTTATAAAGAGGAGGTGCATAGGCATGATTAAAAATCTTATTGGTGATAACATCCGTCGTATATTAGCTATCAACAAAAAAACTGGTAAAGCTGGAGTACCACACACACAAGTAGAACTTGCCGCAGCGCTTGGGACTACTAAGCAACAAGTGGGGGCCTATGTAAACGGCCGCTATGTTATGAGTACGGCTACACTTTTAAAAACGGCCGACGTGCTAGGAGTTACACAATACGATCTCACTGGTACAGCTGAGGACATGGAAATTGTAGATATCGGGCGCTTTGTAAAATCAAAACCAGTACTTCATAAAATCGTTGACATGTTGAAAAACGACGTTGTAACGGAAGACCAGTTGCAAAAGGTCGTTGATGTTATTACTAGCCTTAAATAA